AGTAGTAACGGTTGCTCACATTCTCGTAAACCCCAGCTTTGATATTGAAAGTCTGGCATAGTGCTTGGTCCCCAGGCTCCCAATCGTTCGTAATAGCTTTGTCTCCATCATCGGTGTGCAGGTAACATTTCCAGCCACCACTAACAGGAACCACCTTTTCTATTACGGCATTTGCGCCTGACAGCACAATATTGCCCCCAATATGTTTATATTCGTCAATTTGCAGCGAACGAAATATAGCCTTGCCAATTACCTCTAAGTAGTCAATCTGCCCGTGCGCCCTGCCATAGCTATCTAACCATACCTTGAAACCATTCAGTCCTTGTGCAAAGCCTACGGTCTGGAGACTGTCTCCAAACGTAATACCCTTTAAGAACGTTATTAACTCTTTCGCCGTGTCGGCTTTTAGCTTCGAAAGGAAACGATCGTCTACTGGATCTTCTAAATCACGCGCAGTATCAGCGTAGCCAGCCTTTATCTTATTGCCATTCTCAAGCAGATAGCCGTTCAGCAGCGAAAGACTTTGCAGCAGCGAGTAGTTCGTATGGGTGTGCCCTACGCCACCATTAGCAGAGTAGCTTTTCTCAAGCACTTCGACGATAAAGTCAATAATGGCTGCTATCGTGGTAACGTTCCATTCGTCGGCATACGGATTCTGAACAGGAAAGAGAGCCCCACCACTCAGATTGAGTCTTTGGAACTCAACCAAGCGTGGGGCGATGGTAAAAGAACCCAATTCGGGAACTTTTATATCCATCATCTTTGCCGGTACTGCACTTCTGCGAAGATTGAGATACGGACGTGCATCGGCATACTTAAATGTAAAGTCGAAGTTAGACGGCAGCTCCTTTGCTTCATACGAAGCCTCGCTGTCGGTAACCACTATCCTGCGCACATAGTTGTCGATATATACATATTTCCCGAGAGAGGGGAAGAAGTCGAGCAGCCATCGGCGTTCCTCCTTATTGAGATGACCAGTATTCTTCTTATATTCTCGAGTAGTATCAACGCGATATTCTTCTGCGTCGTTTTCAATCTCGGCAATGTTATGCGTGTGCTTTGCCGTAAACGTTGTGTTGCCATACGCACGAAAGGTGTCGATGCCACCGAGTGAGTTCTCGAACAACACCCATTGCTCCTCCTCGCTCCTGATGTCCGAAGCATAGTAGCGTTGAATATACGTCAGACGCTTACCTTCGGTATCTTCTACCCACACATCGTAATATTGAGGGAGAAAGCCGAAGAGCTTCGCCATAATGGCATATTGCACAGGTATTGTCTGCGCTTTGTCCTTCTGCAGGTTTGCGATTATTTTCTCATCGCCTTTCACAACTCCCATAAGACGCCCCTCATAATAGCCCACGCACTTAACGAAGCCTTCTGTCAGTGCATAGTAAGTAAGGAACTCGGGAGTATTGTAGGTAACAGGCTTCACGGTGGGCTGCCATGTGAGGAAGTTTCCTTTCAGGAAGTTCTCTGCCGAATCAGCCAATCGGTCCACTCCTGCACGAATAGCCGAAAAGCTAAACGCCTTTGTCTTTTCTCCTTCATATCGTATTGTAACCTTAAATTCGCGCGCAATATGGTTCTGCAAGTATGCGCTCTCGATATCCTGAAGCTCGAAATATAGCAATGGTGCTATAACTTCTTCAAGGTTAATCTCAATTCTGTTGTGAGAGTCAGGAGTATAAGTGTGCTGCACTATCGGTGCATTGCTTTCAGCGTAGCTTAAAATAAATATTACCTCTTGCTCGCTGGAGAGAACTATTCTCTTCATTGAGCCTACAAGGCTGATATTGTCGGGCTTTATAATTATATCCATAGTAAGCAATATATTTATCGCAAAAGTAACAAAACATCACATAGTGGTAAAGGACAACTTACCAAACGTCTGTAGCGTCCTTTTCCACACATTCCAGCCATACGTCTGTACGTGAGTACTTGTATTTAGCACTACGCCAAAACGACTTATGGCGTACCTTTTGCGAACGATAAGAACTCTGTTTCATAAATTCCACGCCTAAGTACTCTTTAGAAGCCATAGGTGGATACATTGTTATAAAAGCCCTATCTTTATCAGGACCTGAATTATCGTAAACCGACCCTGAAACTTCTACAATACGCGACCTACCTACCCATTTGTATTTTGTGTTCATGGCAGGAAAGAAGCTATCAATACTGGGAGCTACAACGACGGGCTCCATGAGTGATATTGTTTTCAATTCAGACTCCATAGGCTCATCTTTTCCGCCTAAAACGAACTTCAGCTTATTAAAGAAAAAGGCAACACCTCTAATAAGAACCTTACTATATGCAGGGAGATTCTGTTTCTGCGACTGAGAAAGCAAGAGTTTCACCTTCAGGTCGTGCAAAGAATTACGCAACAACAAATCGTAATCCTTATAAAAGCGTGCAAACACACCTTCATTTCCATTGTAATATAGAGCGTAGTCGAACAATTTGTTTGCCTTCTTCCAGTCGGGAGACGATATGTCGTATGGAGAAATAGTTCCCACTGTACGACCATTAACAAAAGCCGAAAAGGCTAACATAGTCTTCTCCTTATCAGCATGTTCTGTATCGCTATCTTTATCGTCTCCAGCAATAACCATTTTCGAGTTAAGAGATTTATATTTACCCACGAATAGGTAGTGCCCTATATCGTAATCTTTCTTTAGGTCTTTAAAATCAACCTTATATTGCAAAGCTCTAAACTCTGGTATAAGTTCAGGAACTTTCACCTCTTTCGGTTCCAATTGCTCTCCAGTGTTGTAATCTTGCGACCCTTCGCCTATCTTTGTAATTAAGCGGAAGTCTCCTGAAAAACCAATCTTGTAGAAAGCACCATCTCTCTGGTCGAAATACGCAGCAGGGTTCGATTTAGCCATATTGTTAAAGTCTTCGTATGATTCTGCTGCTTCGCTTCCAAGTTTATCCTCTGGAGCAAGCGTTATGCGCTGGTAATCCTTTTCTGTTTTGTATGCAATGGTAGGTTCTTCTGTCATGTTATGGGTAAGATCGGTTGTTGGCGTGCTTGCCATAACATCACGCAAGAAAATAACATCAGCAGTACCTTTACCTTCGTTAGCCGTGAACTCGCAACAAAACTTCTTGCGAAACGCAGCAATAAACTCCGAGCAAGTTATATTAGGAACAAGATCGGCAAGACGTATCTTACCCTTTACAATGGTATCCATAACATTGTTAAGTACCACCATCTTATCGAATGGATCGGTTTCGGTAAAGAAGTTTGGCAACAACTTGTAGCCGAAATAGGCAAACACTCGCTGAAGAAGATAGTTGGCACGAATGAATGGCGTGATATAATAGCCTTCATTCAGACTAATAGAAACGTTTTCTACATATTCTATTCTCTTTGTAGCATTGTAGAAGTCAGAGTCTGGTGTAATCATATCGGGGTTAAAAACATTCACTATAGGTATTTCCAATGCTGTTGGTATACCAGGAATATGTTCGATGACTTTCTCAATTGTTTCGTCTTTACCAAAAGCATTGAGAATTTTATAATTAAAACCTGTAGATTGCCCCGAGTCGTCCTCTACCAATAAAGGAAAGATAGAGAACTTATCGTCCTTATTATTGCGCAATCCACGGCAAAACTCTATAGCTTGCTGTACTGTAGACACTCCAGGAACGCATTCATCTTTGAAAATATCCTTTAGCTTTACATCTTTTATCTTAGAATAGAAAGAACCATCGTTAAGATAAAATGATGTAGATATTTTTCCTTTATGTGTCGCATTTAGCACCACCTGCCGACATTGAGCAAAGAACTCACCGTCCTGTATGGTTACATCGATAGGACGTATTTTCTGCATACCTCCAAATGTTTCAGGAAACGCAAGCATTCTGCGATTACGTGGCGAGGTAGGCAAATCAAGCGGAACGGTACTCTCGCCATAATCATTGAAGAATGGATTCGTGCGTTCTACTTCTATTTTTGTATCGGGCGAAAGATTGTAGTCTTCGCCCATAGAAAGATTTGTTATTTTCATATCTGCATGGATTTATTTTGACGCAATGCGTCGTACTTGATTACGAAGTTTCTGTTGCGCATCAAAATCATCGAGCGCAACATAAGAACGAATGCCATTATTGCGGAGTTCTTTCAATGTCTCCAATAACTCCTTATTATATTCATCTCTATGGGTAATTGCTGTAGGCATTGGTTGTGGTGTTGGTGCAGATGGAGCGATATATCCACCTGCAGCACGTCCTTGCGCCTGGTGCAAGAGAAACTTATTCATATCCAATGTGCGGATATTACCTGCACGTTGTGCTTGGTCGATAATATTCAGGAATGGAGCCACTGTCGGGTTCTCTACAGCAGTGTTGGAAGCTACCCACTCACGGCTACGTCCATATCCTCCCTCGCCAACAATAACCGTTGGTTTATCTATGAATCCACGGCGATAGGGGTCGTAGTCAGCATGGAAGCGTTTGCCGTCCTGCTCACGTTCGACATCAATGCTTCCACCACTTTCGAGTCCTGTAACGACACGAGTTCCTGAAGCAGAAGATGCACCTCCGGCACCATTGAGCGACATACGTTTTACTTTCTGACGTTCTGCATTGGCTGCAGCGAGTTGGGCTGCACCTGTTATACCCATCAGTGCAGCAGCGATTGGACCAGCTATCGGTCCCAGTTCGCCAAGTGCTTTCATTATAGATACAGAAGTATCGGCAACTATCTGCGATGCTTTAATGGCGAAGTTTATGTCGGCATACTTCTTTTGTATCTTCAGCTGTTCGTTTGCCTTCTTTTTCTCAAGTTCTGTAGTGTCTTTACCTGCATTCCTTACTGCTTCGATTTCTGCATCGTACTTTGCATCGACGTTCGCCATCTCCGCTTGCTGTAGTGCCTGAACAGCTCCACCTGCAAGATTGCTGTAATAGTCGAAAGCCTCCTTCATTCTCGAAATCTTGAGATTCTTTACAGCTTCCTCGTATTCTTCTTGAGTTATCAGACCTTGACGAAGATGTTCTTTCAGCTGTTCGTTTTCAGCATTGTACAGTTCCTGCTGTGAAGCGAGTCCGTATTGCTGACGGATTTGTAAACGCTGTTCTTCTGCTTGTTTTTCGAGATTGGTAATAGCCTGCTGGTGCTGTTCTTTGTTGAGAACACCTTTTGCGAAGTCTTCGTCAATCTTTTTACGTCGGGCTGCCAGCTGGTCGGTGAAGGTGTCGATACCGTATTCCTGACGTGCCCGTGCTTTCTCTTCTTCTATCTTCTTTGCATAGTCGGCAACGATAGCAGCCTTGGCTTTTTCGTAGGCTTCTGTAACTTCTTTCTGCTTCCCACCGTCCTCGATAGCCCTTTGAAGGGCTGCCTTGTAGTACCCATCGAGGACGAGTAACTTGGCATCGCATTCTTCCTGCAATGTCTGTGGCTTGGCAGGAGCGGTTTCCTCTATTTTCTCGAGCGCATCGTAATACTGCTTTTCAGCTTCGATATAAGCATTGTTGGCTGCTTGCTGCTGATCAGCGACAGCCTTGTTTTGTTGTTCTTTGATGGCTTTCTTTTTGGCAGCATCTTTTATTACCAGGTTATTAGCTTTTTCTTGATACGACTTTTCAATGGCGAGGAGGTTGTTTTGGTGCTCAATGTTAAGAGCAGATATATATGCATTGTATTGCTCCTGTGTGAGACGTTTCTGTGCAAGAGCCTCGTTGAGCGCATTAAGGTCTTCTTCGTATGACCGTTTGGCTTCTTCCAAGTCTTGCTGGCGGTCGTGCGAGAATTTACGAGAAGCAACATCGTCGGGATTAACAGTCTTGCCGTGCTTCTGCTTTTTCGTTTTACCTTTCTTCGTCTTCTTGCCTTTTCCTGATGGCGAAGAATACTCCAACGCAGCCTTTCGTTGCTCCAGCGATGCTATTTGCCTATCAATATTTTTAAGACCTTTTGAATCTCCAACTTTTACTTCTAATCGTTTTGCCTTAAGTTTCTCTATTTTTTGAGAAATGGCATCGATTTGCGCTCCTACAGTTCCTATAGTCTTTACATTTCCACCAGAAGTCTTTGTAGGAGTAATGATAGCAATCTTTTTAGCAAAAGATTTGATTTCTCTTTCGTTTTTTGCAATTGTGTCGCGATGTCCCTTTTCCCTCTTTTCTCTATCCTCGTACTCTTTTATAATGGGACTCTTGCTTCTTTCTGTACCACGTGCAACTATACCTGACTCAGTAAATCCTGCAGCAAAAGAGGTCATTCTATGAGTGTAGGTCGTATTTTCTTGATGCTGATGCTTTGCGGTATCATACTTCCCTTTATTCTGACCTCTCCAGTCGCGATCAGCATTAGCATTCCTTTCATGCTCTAAGCTATCTTTTGTAAGACGTGTAATTTCGTCTTGGTAAGCCCTTGCCTTTGCTGCTGCCATAATTTCGGCAGTAAGAATTCTGTATTGTTCTGCTGCATTCCCAGCAAGTATAGCTTCAGTTGTAAGTTTGCCAAAGTAATCAGGGTATTGTTGTTTGAGTTGCTCCACCATTTGTTTACGTTTATCCATAGCAATGGACTGGTCTTGTGTAGCTTCATAGAGGGAGCGAAGTTTACCCGTTTCTTCTGCAGCACTTTCAGAAGCCTGTTTTTCCACCTGATTAAGTCTTTGTTGTGAAGCTGTAGCATCATCAGTTCGTTTGCGAAAAAGTAATAATGAACCTACTACAAGAGTGATGCCTCCAAACAAGAGTCCCCAAGGAGAAAGTTTAAGAACAACATTGAAAGCCTTTTGCAGGGCAATAGATGTTTTCATGGTTTTATTGAGAACAGCGTGTCGTAAAACAGACAGTTCTATCATAGCATTCTCAACTGCAGCAGCTGCAGCCTTGAGTTTACTGACAGCGACGGCACGGAGACTCCATAAGTAGGCTACTTTTTGTACTGCGACATAAGAAAGATAAGTCGCTGTGAGTAGTCCAACAGCTTTAACAAGTATCATCAATGTATCTCTGTGTTTCACAATATATGTTATGGCATTAATTACTCCTATTTGTATCTGTCCATAAATATCAGTGAACTCTTCTTTTATAGGCACTAAAGCTTTACCAAGTGAAAGCTGTGCGTTTTCCAAGTCAGCAGTACGTTTTGCTGCACGGTCGGCTGCAGAGATATAAGTTTCGCCTGCTTCTGCAAGATTCTTTTCTACGATAGAGGCAACACCTTTCATAAAGTCTCCCGTTTCTTTTGTCTTTTCAGAGATTTCAGCAGCAGACAGTCCGAGGTTGTCAAGAATCTGTGGAGACTGACGCCCAAGACCTGTAACGATGGAATCTACCATGTAATCGAGTTCCTGTCCAGTCTGCTGTGCTTTCAATTGAGCAAAAGAAAGATACTTGCCGAGGTCTTCGAGGGGAATGCGGAAGTCTTTTGCCTTTACGGCAGCCTTCATCAATTCTATATCAGACACCGTACCTTTGGTCGCATCGCGGAGCGTTTGAAGATAATCCTCCGTACCTATCTTTTCAAAAGCGCGAATGACACCATCAGCTGATTCTGCCATTCTGATGCCTTCAGCAGCAAACTCCTTTACCTTTTTGAGAGCCTTTCCTCCCAGTTCTGCAAAACGGATAAATAATTCACCACGGAAGAAAGACATGGTTTGTGGGTTGGTGTATTTTTCAACAAGGCTCTTTGAAGCATCAGAAAGTTCACCCATACGTTCCCTAACATCAGAGAGTCGGCTGGATAGCTTTTTCCAATCTTCTGGATTAATAGTTTTAGACGTGTTGTCAAGCTGTCGTTGAAGACTACGTGCTTGTTGACGTAGTTGTACCATAGTGAGGGCGTTGAGGTCAAGTGCTTTTGTCTCAGCAGCGATTTGCTGTTTAAGGTTTCGAATCTGCGTAGCATTCCTTCCATACTCCTCACGTCGTTGTTTCCACGAATCAGTATTCTTTTTCCCTGCAAGTTCGAGAGATTCCATTTGACGTTGGAGAGACTTGTTGCGCTCTCCAAGATTATCAATTTCCTTAGAGAACTTGCGAATATTCTGCTGTGCCTTGTCTGCCTTAGCATTTACAACGAGTGTAACTTCGTCTTCAGATAAATGTTTTGCCATAAATAAAATTGTCTGTTATTACCTTTTGCAAACAAAGGTAATAACAGACAATAAAGCTGGAAAGGACAAAACTATTTGTCTATCTGCTGAAAGCAAAGAGAAAAACAGGGATTCCTACGAGGGGAGTAAAGAGCATGCAACAACCAATGTAAATAAGGCAAGCTCTCCAGCACCAATCGTCAGCCTTTATAAAGAAAGGCATTGTTATCAACGTTATGATTATTTCGAGAAATATCCACATAGTTTTTGTTTTTAGTTCCTGCGACAAAGATAAGCAATATCCTTGAAACGCACAAGTAACAGTTTGGTTATTTTTTTTCTATTGCATGGGACAATTGATTATGCAGAGAGTTGCGAACCTCGTCAGTAAAACCATAGCGTAGCTCTGGGAATACGTGTTTGTAAAGGATAGGCCAAACAAGCTTATTGTAAAGATTAGACTGTCCTTGTGCTCTTTTCCCTTTAGGTTTTCGATATTGAATATCAAGAAAACGAAGGTGCAAAGGAATAAACAAACGTAATTCATACGAACCATCAGAGATTTGCTTTGAAGAAGCTCCGCTTTGAGCAAAGCGTTGAAGTTCGCCTGAACGTACCTGAAAGACAGATACGGCTGGTCTCCATGCTGCATAGAGACGATTGACTGCATCTGTCATTGTGTTATGAACGAATTTCTTTCGTATAAGGCTTTCTGTAATCATAAAGCAAAGATAGTTGATTTATTAAAGAGTTTAAAGGACGAGGAACAGCACGCTTCACAGCGCACTGCCCTCTTTATTTGAAAATGTAAAAAAATTATTTTTCACGAAACATCCATTTGAATTCCAACCCTTGTGATCCACGGCGGTTGCAGAAATCGAAGCCTACATTTCGGAGGGCAGAGAAAACTTCTGTTGGGGCTATCTTTGCCGATGGGTCAATTTCCCTGATGGCATCTACCACTTCGGCAGTGGAAAAGAAATGGGTGGCATCAGCTGGCGTAGGGGCGGGGGCGTAAGTCTTCTGCAATGCAGCTATATAGATACTGATGTCGGTTATTGGTTGTTCGGTGTTATTTTCTTTATTGCTCATATATTGAAAAATTTAAATTAAAAATTCAGTCCATCTACTTCCTCTGGGCTTTCAGGGCAGAGGGCATTGAGTGTTTGCAAATCGTTTTTTAGGGCACGGATACTTTGCAGCATTTTGAACGTGCCTGGACGAGGTTCTCCTGTAGCTTCGACAAAGGTGCCGTTGCAGTCGGAGAAAATTTTATTCTCTATATCTTCCAATGTGGCAAGATATCCGAGGAAATATCCACCGCCCACCATTTCGTTAAGGGCTGCAATGGTGTCTTGACTGACGTAAGTCAGTGTCTGATTCATTGGTCTGCTCATACTTTGCCTCCTTCCTCAAATTCAAGATTATAAATAGCATATGAATCCATATCATCGTCAAAAGTTACTTTTACACACGCATCACCACCTATATACATTACATATATGCTTCCGTTTAAGGCTACCAGTTCCCCTGTTCTGCAAAGACTTGTAATTATGTTTCCAGCAACATCTCTTTGCACAAACTTCACTTTTTGCCCTTCTTTCATATTCATGACAACATCTTTTGCATTTTTACTAAAGTAAAATGTTGCAGATTTGGCATGGTGTTCATATCTTAACAAATAAGTTTGTAAACTGGTAGCTATTTCTCGACCTCTTTTTTCAATTTCTTGTTTTGAAAAAATAACATCAAACTCTACGACCATTTTTTCCATATCAGGAAAAGCCATTTTAATTTCCATTTCGGCGGTAGTTAAATCTTTCATTTTTTGCCTCCTTCCTTATCTGACTTGTTTACACGATGAACAAGATAACCTGCACATAATACAGATATTAGTGCGGTTGTGGGGTGTTGTTCCACGCATACTGCAGTGAAGCCCATGCACAAAGTTACAAGATTGATGCGAAGTGCCAAACGACGAGTTACTGTAAACTCGCAAATTCGGCTGTAAAACTCACTCTTTGTGTCGAGCCAAAGGTTAATAGACTTGATTTTGCGCTGTATCGTAGCACGTACGTCAAGCTGTTTGCGCTCTTGCGCCTCGGCTCTGAAATCAATTGTTTGTTGCATATTGCATTGTTGTTTTACCATTCCCAGAACTGCTGGGGCAGAGATACAGAAAAACGGCTGCACATCCCGCTGGTAAAACAACAATGACTTCACCCCGAAGAGCTTATCTTGATTGTACGAGATGGCAACCGCCAATATTTTAATGGGCATAAAAAAAGCCCAAGCAATGTGCCGAGCAATAACCGTTGCTCATCGGAATGGATTACCATTGTTGTTTTACCGATGGCAAAGATATGAATATTCCCCGAAACCTGCAAGGAATTCGGGGAATATTTTTTTTATTTTTCATCATATACTTTGATTACATCGCATAGTTCTTTTTCAAAATTAAAGATTTCGTTAAGATTTGTAATTTCATGTTTTGTTTCTTTCTTGTCCTTATCAAAGGTAGAGATGTATTTTTTTGTCTTGCTGTTAAAATATAGCCTGCAGATAGGTTTACGATTATTGTCATCAAGAAGTATTGCAAAATAAGATAAAGCATCGCGATATACTACTCTCGAAATATCTACTTCCTTACGCACTATGGCTTTGACGATATTAAATCCTTCAACTTCTTCTTGTGTAGTTTCAATACCATCATCTTTAGTAGATGCAGCATCAGTCTGTTCTGTATCTACATTTGCAGTTATAGTTTCGGACGCTTCGCGTTGCTCTTCAGAACTGAGTGCAGTTTTCAGTCTTTTAGAAATGAGTTCGTTGATATAGCTCCCAATAGCCCTCTTGACAAGTTCCGAGAATTGCTCTTGTATTTTAGAAGTAATAATGCCTTCGTAGACTTTCTTTGTAAAAAACTTCACAATCTCTGGAGAAGGGGCTACAATCTCTTCAGCAAATATTTTCTTGAGCTCGCTTGAATATTTCAGTTCACTTGCCGAACTAAGAATGCTATCAATATCGAAATAAGACTTGTGAAACTTCTTGAGTTCTGCAAATTGATAATCTTTTAAATCGGTAATATCAACCTCCAAGAATGGCTTTTCGTCCATAATATTTTGGTCTTCGAGATCTGTATAAAACAAATATCTTATTCCATTTGTCAGAAGTCCAAACTTAGCTTTGGAAGCTACAAAATATTTCTTTAATTGCGTATCATGGAGAGACAAATCCTGCTTCCAATGCTTACACTCTATGAGGATAATTGGACTACCTTCTTTCATTATGGCGTAATCTATCTTCTCTCCTTTTTTCTTAACTAAGTCGCAATCCATTTCCGGAATTACTTCCAAAGGATTAAAAACATCGTAGCCCAGTGCATTGATAAAGGGCATAATAAAAGCATTTTTTGTGGCTTCTTCTGTGAGAATACCATCTTTCAATTGCGCTATTTTATCCGCAAGTTGTTTTATAGAGTCCTTAAAGTCCATAGTTTTAAAGATTTAGATTTTCTGCAAAGGTACAAAATTTATTTTATTAGCGCAAAAAAATGTGCGCTACGCAAAAGCCTCTCGCAATGCGAGAGGCTGAGTGTGCGCCACAAGCCCAGTGGCGACTTTTGTTCAAATCGGCGATATAGTTGAAGCCGGGGCTGGTATATTGTCGGCTGCCCGACGAATGCGGTTGCTCAAATCTATAAGTGCACCCTTTAATTGTTCAGCTTCTTCAGGAGTGAAACCACCTATGCCTCCGTTTCCATCAATTCCATACATTTTATGTTGAAACCAAGGAACTGATTTGTCGAAGTATGTACGAGCTACTTCGCGCCACGATACACTCAAGTAAATATCACTCATACGAAATTTCATATCGGTGATTTTTTCTGTTTTCTTTGCTGTTACTTCCATAGTTTTTATTTTTAATGGTCCTCCCCGAGGGGAGAACCTTTTGTTTTCATTCTTTTGGCATATCCGTCATTCTATCGAAAATGTCCTGTGCGTATTCGAGGAGGTCAGGATAACCGTTTGGATAACTGTTGCAATAATTTCTAATTGCTTCGAGGAGGTCTTGTTCTTCAGGAGTAACCTCCATTTTAATTTTTTCTTTTTTCTGTGTCATACTATATCTTTTATTTGAACAATACAAAGGTACTACTTTTTTGGATAGTAACCAAATTTTTTACTATCTTTTTTGATAGTAATTTATATTTTTAACATTTGACTTTATTTATCGCTGCAAATGGAAAATTCCTTGTTGCGGAAAAGTTCGGCCAAACCTGATATTTGTTTCAATCGGAGAAGCTCGTCGGCGTCCATTCCTATATTCTTCAATATCCAGGCATCGGACATTCCTGCCTTTACAAGTTCGCTTACGATGTTGCTCATCAGTTCTATGGAGTGAGAACCGCGTGCCCTGTTGTGGCGAATGGTAGATGCCATGCGGTTGCTAATATCTTTCTCAATAGTAACAACTGGCAGGCAGCCTTGTTCCCTCTCATAAATATCCTTGTGTGTCTTCATGACGGTGTATCGATGGAATCCATCGACTATTTCGTATACGTCTTCTTCAGGAAGATAATAGCACACTATCGGCATAGTGTATCCATCTTCTTTTATTGACTGGTATAGAAGCTCCATCTCGGGTGGCGCAACAGCGTTCGGGTTATAGCTGTTGGCTCTTATCTTTTCGAGTGGTACTGCCTTCACGTTGTAAACGGGGCTATTGTATCTTGTCTTCATAATAAGTTCTTATATTTTTCTATTATGTTTTTTCGTCGTGCTATTTCGTTCTTTGTTTGCGAGAAGCCCATATACTTGCATAGGTGGTCGTTCTTCATAATGCATATACACATTCTTTTATAAGTAGGTATGAGCTTGAAGTCCTTGATGTCTATGTCATCGATGTATGACATCTTAACAGGAAGCTTGCTGGTATTGTAGTTGCTCTTGCCACCCACCTGAATACTAACACCTGCTTGCTTTAAGGCGTTGATAGTGTCGGCATCGAGGACACCGCCCTTTTCCTGCCAAAACCTTATGGAAGTTTCGAGTTTTGCAAGATAGTTGAGCCTTGTGTGTTCGGGGAGGGTAGAGAGGAGGAAGTACATGTAACTTTCCCACGTGTGTCCTTCAGGCAGCGTGATGGACTTCCACCCCATTGCCGTAGTTCCGCCGTATATGCCCGTGAAATTAACACCATTGACACGACTTACCAGCTTTCCCCACGTATGCGGTTCTATGACACGATAGAGCGCAAGTGTCTCCTGACCCTCAGACAGGAAAGGAGAAGCGACACGCATTTGGTGAATGCCGACACCTGCTTGATAGAAGAGGTCGTAGAGGTGGTTGTACGGAAAATGGAACTTAGCATTGGCTATCCACACGTCTTCTGTTGTCCAGTCGAATATAGGGTAAGCATTGTAAATGTCCTGATAAATTTCTCTCGTCCACTTTATGCCCTTGTAGTTCCTGTA